CAAGAAAAGAATATGCACTTGCTGGTATTTCTGTAACATTTACCTCAGTTGGTGAGGGTAATGCTCATCAACTTGAGATGTATAAAAAGAATGAAAAATCAATCATCTGTATCGATAATATTGTCCAGTATCCCATTGCATACTCTCTAATAACTCATACGTTAAACAATTATTCTGCGATTAGTGCTGCATCATCAATATTTGCTTTAAGTGGTATTTCTTCTGTTGCACCAACCGATTTGTTGAAAATTGACAATGAATATATGAAGGTTGATAATGTTGGTTTTGGTACAACCGTATCTGGACCAATATCTTTCAGCGGAAATGTACCTCTGGTAGAAGTTCAAAGAGGATTTGTTGGGTCATCTGCAACTTCTCATAGCGATCTTTCTTCTGTAGACGTTTACAGAGGTTCTTATAATATTGTCGGCAATAAGGTCTTCTTTACCAATCCTCCAACAGGAAGTATTGTAGATCAAATATCTGCAGATAATGATAATCTTCCAGAAGCGAGATCTGCATTTAACGGTAGAGTCTTCTTAAGAAAAGATTATACAAGCAATCAAGTTTACGATAATATCTCTGAAAGATTCACTGGTATTGGTCAAACTTATACTCTTTCTTCTCAAGGAATCAGTACAGTTGGATTGGGAACTACTGGTGGAAATGGAATTGTCTTTATCAACGGCGTTTTCCAAACACCAACAACACAAAATAATTTAAGTAATAATTATAGCATTGTAGAAAATACAAGTGTTGGTATCAGCAGCATTGTATTTTCTGGCATTACTTCGACTAATGGTTCAATTATTATTTCACAATCTGATGTAAACCTAAATCAACTTCCAAGAGGAGGTCTAATTGTATCTCTTGGTTCTACTCCTGGACTTGGTTATGCTCCTCTGGTAGGATGTGCCGTAACTGCTGTAGTTGGTGCTGGAGGATCAATAGTTTCTATTGGTATTGGAACAACTGGAAATTGGGGTTCTGGATATAGAAATCCTGTATCGATTGCTGTTACCGAATCTGGTCACACTGGTTCAGTAGCAACAATAACTGCATCTGTTGGCGTTGGTGGTACTCTTTCGTTTGTAGTTACTGGTGGTGGAAGTGGGTATGTAAACCCAACCATCAATGTTTCTTCACCAAACTATGAAAATCTTTCAATAACAGGTGTTTCCAGACTTGGAGTTGGTGCAACAACAGATACTGGTGTTGGTCTACTATTAAATGTTGAAGTTGGTGCAAGTTCAACCGTTGGTGTAGGTTCAACACTATTTGAAGTAAAAGGATTTAAGATTACTAGAAATGGTTATGGATTTAAGAAAGGTGATGTATTTAAACCAGTTGGATTAGTAACTGCTTATGATTTATCTTCTCCTATTTCAGAATTTGAACTAACTGTTTTAGAAACTTTCTCAGATTCATTTGGTGCTTGGCAATTTGGAGAATTAGATTATATTGATTCTGTTCAAAATTATCAAGATGGTTCTAGAACTAGATTCCCACTTTACTATAATTCGCAACTATTAAGCTTTGAAAGGAATAGTAATGATTCAGATTCTCAATTGATCGATTTTGATTCTCTGTTGGTAATTTTCATCAATGGTATCTTACAAGAACCAAAATCTGCATATCAATTTGAAGGTGGTACATCATTTACATTTACACAGGCACCAAAACCAGAAGATAAAATTTCAATTTTCTTCTATAGAGGAAGTTCTAATGACAGCACTTCTGTAGATGTATCAGAAACTTTAAAGATTGGCGACAATCTACAAGTTTACAGCAATAATGCTTTACTTGGAGTTACTACAACTCAGAGTGTCAGAACAATTTCTAATATTTCTTCATCCGACAAAGTTCAAACAAATCTGTACACGTTAGATGGTATTGATACAACATATAGAAAACCAGTAAGTTGGACTAAACAAAAAGTAGATCAAATTATTGACGGAAACATTGTTTCTAAGTCTAGAGATTCTATTGAACCTCAAATATATCCAACAGCAAAAATTATCAGAAACATTAATACAAGTGATACTGAAGTTTATGTAGATAATGCACAATTCTTTAATTATGAAGGTGTTTCTCCAGGAAGTATTCAATTTGATGCCTTGATTGTATCTGGTACTGCTGATCCAGTCTCAGCAGCAATAACAGCAACTGTTTCTGCGGCAGGAACAATTCAATCACTTACTATCAATAATTCTGGTAGTGGTTATGTTGGTTCTGCAGTAACGGTTAAGATATCTGCACCACCAACTGTTGGTGTTGGTATTGGAACTACTGCTACTGCATCTGTTTCTATCGTAAATGGTTCTCTTTCGGTTGTAACGATTACAAATCCTGGTTTTGGTTATACTACAAGTATCATACCTCAAGTGATTGTACATCTTCCAGATCCAACATATGAGAATATTAATAATGTAACTACAGTTCAAGGATTCTCTGGAAATATTACAGGTATTGCAACTGCCATTGGTATTGGAACAAATCTGGCAATTCAATTTACTCTTGACCCATCACTTTCTCCTTTTACAAATCTTTCTGTCGATCAACCAATTTATATCTTTAATACAAAGGTTGGTAATGGAGTAACTTCTATTATTAGTAATAATAATGCAATCGTTGGTGTTGGAACCACTTTCTTAGATAATGTTTACTACATTAATGCCTTCGACAGTTCTGTTGGAATTATTACTTGTAACGTTCTCTCTACATCCTCACTTGTTGGTATTGCTACAACTGGTTCTTTTGTTGGTCAATTCTCTTGGGGTAAACTTTCTGGATTTACCAGATCGAGTTCTCCAGTATCAATAGCAGTTTCTGCATATCAAGTTGATGCGGGTCTATCTACATTCCCAACTATCCAAAGAAGAGGATATGGTTTGAGAAACATTGGTCCAATTAAAAAGACCTTGTGAGATTAATATAAATATAGAAAAAACTATATCCAAATGTCTGCACTTGTAACAGATCAGTTTAGAATTCTAAATGCATCTAATTTTATAGATTCTGTTCAGGATTCTTCAAATTCATATTATGTTTTTGTAGGTTTATCAAATCCAACAACCTCTGGTTTTGGTAGAGATTCCAATTGGAATACAACCCCACCAAACCCAACAGATAATGTAGATTACTTGAATCATTATGAGACTACTGCTCTTTTTGGTAAAAAAATTACAAGTGCTAATATCAAAAGAGTAGTTAGAAGAATTGATTGGGTGAGAGGTACGAAATATGAGATGTATAGACCAGATTATAGTGTCGTAAACCCATCACCAATAACTGGTGCAATGAGGTTATACGATGCCAATTACTATGTTATTAATTCTGAGTATAAAGTTTATGTTTGTATTGATAACGGTTCTTCTGGAATCAATACCACTGGCAACGCTTCTCAGGATGAACCAACATTTACAGACCTAGAACCATCTCCAGCTGGAGAAAGTGGTGATGGTTATCTTTGGAAGTATCTATACACTGTTTCACCAAGTGACATTATAAAATTTGATTCTATCGAATACATTACTGTACCGAATGATTGGACAACAACTACTGATGCACAAATCACTGCTGTTAGAGAAAACGGCAATTCAACTTTAAATGAGAATCAAATTAAAAAGGTCTATATTCAAAATAGAGGATTAGGTTACACTCTATCATCAGGTCAATCTTGCAATATTATTGGTGATGGTTCAGGAGCAACCGTAACTGTAGATGTTGATTCCTCTGGAAGAATTGTAGATACCACTGTTACTTCTGGCGGCAAAAACTATACTTATGGATTAGTTGATTTGGGTACTACCGCAAATCCTGGAGAATATGCGGAACTAATTCCTATTATCCCACCATCAAAAGGACACGGTTTTGATGTTTATAGAGAACTTGGTGCAGATAAGATTTTAATTTATGCTAGATTTGATGACTCAACTAAAGATTTTCCAATTGATTCAAAATTTGCTCAGGTTGGAATATTAAAAAATCCAACAGTATTTGATTCAACAGGTATCAACACAACAAGTTATACCTCAACAGAATTTTCTGCAGTTTATGCGTTAAAACTTAGCGGAACTCCAACTGGAACAATTTCGGTTGGAGATAAGATTCAACAGTCTGTAACTGGTGGTACAGCAGTTGGTTATGTTGCTTCATACGATTCTGAAACAAAAGTTCTAAAATATTTTAGAGATAGATCATTATACTTCAATCCAACGACTTATGATCAAACTGATTATATTGGAATATCTACATCTGGTAAAGTATTAGATTTTAATTCAACTAATCAGATTTCAAAAGTTGGTGGAGGATTTAATGCTTCCATTGATAATTCTTTCTCAGGAATTACAACAACAATTTCAAATAAAATTATAAATCTTGGCGTAGAATTTACAAATGGACTTGCAAATCCTGAGATAAATAATAAGTCAGGGGATATAATCTACATTGATAATAGACCCACTGTAACAAGAAGTTCTAGACAAAAAGAAGACGTTAAAATTATCCTGGAATTTTAAGAAATGGCTCAAAAAACAAATCTTAATGTAAGCCCATACTATGACGATTTTAATGAGCCTGATGTAGGGGCTAAAGATAAAAATTACTATAAGGTTTTATTCAATCCAGGAAAACCTATTCAAGCGAGAGAATTAAATACTTTACAATCTATTCTACAAGATCAAGTAGAATCTTTTGGTAGTCATATTTTCAAAGAAGGGTCAATGGTGATCCCTGGAAATATTGTCTATGATAATCAATTTTACTCAGTTAAGTTAAATCCAACCATTTATGGTGTTAATGTAATTGAGTATCTTAATAAATTTGTCGGTAAAAAAATTACAGGACAAACTTCTGGAACTACTGCTGTAATACAAACAGTACAATTACCAAATTCAGAAGTTGAATATGCAACAATTTATGTAAAATATCAGGATTCGGATAAAGATTTTTCATTCAATGAGTTTCAAGATGGAGAATTTTTGTATGCAAGTGAAAATGTAACATATTCTGGAACAACAATTTCTTCTGGTACACCTTTTGCGTCTACTATTTCTAATAGTTCAACTTCCACTGGTTCTGCAGCTTCTATCGGTGAGGGTGTATATTTTATTAGAGGAACTTTTGTACGTGTTCCTAAGCAAACAATAATTCTCGATTACTACTCAAATACTCCATCATATAGAGTAGGTTTAAGAGTAAATGAGCAAATCATTACTGCAAAGGATGATGCAACATTATATGATAATGCAAAAGGTTTTACAAACTATGCTGCACCAGGTGCTGATAGATTTAAAATATCACTTACTTTAGATAAAAAACTTTTATCTGATATTGAAAACGATACAGATTTTGTTGAACTGCTGAGAGTTCAAGATGGAAATATTAAAAAGGTTGAAACTAAATCTCAATATTCTATCATTAGAGATTATCTAGCACAAAGAACATATGATGAATCTGGAGATTATGTTGTAACTCCTTTCCAATTTTCATTAAATAATTCTCTCAATAACAGATTAGGGAACGATGGTCTTTTCTTTAGTAATGAAAAGACTGAGCAAAACAATACACCATCAGATGATTTGATGTGTATTAAGTTTTCACCAGGAAAAGCTTATGTTAGAGGTTATGATATTGAAAAAACTGGTGTAGAAATTGTAGATGCTCCAAAACCCAGAACAACCCAATCAAAATCGAATGTTAACATTCCATTTGAAATGGGCAATTTGATTAGGGTTAATAATGCTTCTGGAGCACCTAAACAAAAGTCTTCAATTGAACTCTATAATCAAAGAAAGTCCTCAACAACTGCTGCAACAGGAACAAAAATAGGTGACGCTAGAGTTTATGCTTTCAATCTAACAGATGCAGCATATTCTAATGTTGCCAGTAATTGGGATCTGTACTTATATGATATTCAAACATACACTCAATTAACTTTAAACCAGTCAGTGTCTGGTGCTCAACTCCCAATAACATCATTTGTTAAGGGTAAGAGTAGTGGGGCTAGTGGTTATGCTACTGCTGCTGGTACAGGTTCTGATATTATTTCTCTTAGACAAACTTCAGGGACTTTTATCGTTGGTGAGCAACTTATAATTAATGGATTGGAGTTATATCCAAGAACAATTAAGTCAATTAGAGTATATTCTACTCAAGATATAAAATCTTTATTCCAATCAACTTCAGTTTCTGGTTTTTCAACAGCATTTGCAGCAGACTCTCAATTAGATAAAGCAACTGCCTTTGGATTTGCACCAACAGATATTATTACCATTCAAGCGTCAGGTGCGGTCTCTTCTTCTGGCAAACCATTTAGTGGAATTGCATCTGATTCTATCATCAGATATCAGAGAGTAGGATTTTTAACAGAAACTTACAATAGAGTTTTATCTGTTTCGTCAGATGGGTCTTCAATGACTCTAATTGGAATTAGTAGTGTAAGTGGTATTTGCGATGGTGGTCTACCATTATCACAAACAAATACAACATTTTCTGTTGGTGTTCCAAAAATTAGAAATGAAAAATCTGGTTATCTCTACGCACAATTACCAGATGCTAATATTGCATCAACAAATCTGAGTAACTCTACGTTATCATTTACTGCACAGTCTAATGCCACATTAACGCCATCTAGTAACACTTTAACTGTTACTACTGGCAATTTTGACTTAGGAATTAGTTCTTCGCTCTCACAATTCCAGTCATTTGATGAAGAAAGATATTCGATTCATTATGCTGATGGCACCATCGAAGGTTTAACATCAGACAAAGTTACTTTGTCTAATAATCAAGTAACATTTAGTAATGTTCAAAATAAGAATATTGCTGCCATCAATGCTACATTCATTAAAAATGGTGTACAAAGTAAGGTAAAACAATTTGTACGCAGCAAAACTATTAATATAAATCTATCAAAATATCCAGAATCTGGTACAGGTATCAGCACCTCTATTAATGATGGTTTAACTTATAACCAATTTTATGGTTTACGAGTTCAGGATGAAGAAATCTGTTTAAACTATCCAGATGTTGTAAAGGTAATTGCAGTATATGAATCTCTGAATACTTCAGCACCTTCACTAGATACTCTAACTTTCAATTCAATTGCCAATGTAGATACGAATGCAATTATTGGTGAAAATATTATTGGTCAATCGAGTAAGGCAATTGCTAGAATTGTAACCAAACCATCATCAAATAATCTTGGTATTGTTTATTTGAATACCAACAGATTTGTTACTGGTGAAAACGTTACTTTTGAAGAATCAAATATTAACACTTCAATTGTAACTATCACTCAAGGAAGTTACAAAAATATCACAAATAGTTTCACTCTTGATAAGGGTCAAAAAGAACAATATTATGACTATTCACGAATTGTTAGAAATTCTGGGGAATCTTCTCCATCTAAGCAACTGTTAGTTGTATTTGATTATTATTCGATTCCATCTGGTGATACTGGAGATGTATTCACGGTCAATAGTTATACTGCAGAAAGATTTGGTTCTGACATTCCATCGATAGGCAAAAATAATGTAAGAGCATCGGATACACTTGATTTTAGACCAAGAGTATCAGTATTTTCTAGTACAACTTCTTCACCATTCGATTTCTCTTCAAGATCTTTTGGGACTGAACCAAAGTTAATTCTATCTCCAAATGAAAGTTCTTTAGTTGGTTATGACTTTTATCTTGGTAGAATTGATAAACTATATCTTGATAAGTTAGGAAACTTTATTGTTCTTCAAGGAACTCCATCGACCAATCCTAAGGCACCATCAAAACCTGATGAAGTAATGGAGATTGCAACAATCAATCTCCCACCATATCTTTATAATCCAAAAGATGCTTCTGTTTTTCTGGCAGATAACAGAAGATATACAATGCGTGATATTGGTCTTATTGAAGATAGAGTAGAAAATCTTGAAAAAGTTACTTCACTGTCACTTTTAGAACTCAATGTTCAGACTTTACAAATTCAAGATGCACAAGGATTTAATAGATTTAAAACTGGATTTTTTGTAGATGATTTTAAAAATACTGATTTAATTAATACAAATGTATCAAAAGTTGAAGTAGACTTTGAGAATGATGAGTTAACTCCACAGATTAGCAGAAACAGTATTAATCTACTTCCAGTTTCTGCAGATGTATTTACTGATGAAACCTTAGATCTTACTAACAATTTCTCTCTATATGATTCAAATGTTCAAAAAACTAATGATGTAATTACATTAAAGTATGAATCGATTGGTTGGATCGAACAACCACTAGCAACTAAGGTTGAAAATGTAAATCCATTCCACGTTGTTTCTTACAGTGGAACCGTTAAACTCAACCCATCTAGCGATAGTTGGGTCAGAACAATTAGACGTGAAGATGTAAATATCAACCAAACAAACTGGGTTTGGTTGAGAGCGACTGGGACATTTGCTGTTGTTGGTTCAAGTTCTTCTTCAAATGTTGAAGATAGACTGCTTGCCAGTGGAACAGAACTCTATATGAGATCTCGTAATACTGGATTCAGTGCAGTTAATATGAAACCATTGACACAGGTTTATCAATTCTTAGATGGAAATAGTGGTGTAGACTTTATTCCAAAACTTGTTGAGATTGCAAATGATTCTACACTAGAAAACTATGGGGCATCTGCAGCATTTTCTGTAGGTGAAACGGTTATTGGTTCGTATAATGACCAAAATCTAATTAAATTCAGAGTTGCAACATCAAATCATAAAGAAGGTCCATTTAACTCACCATCAGTTACATATAATATTAATCCTTATAATAAGAGTGAAAACATTCCTTCTGCATATAGTTTAACTTCTAAAACTCTTAATATTGATATCAATTCTCTTTGTGCAGAAGCTCAAGGTTTATATTCTGGTTATCTAGTCACTGGAATGAAACTTGTTGGGCAAACCAGCGGCGCCGTTGCTTATGTAAAAGACCTCAGATTGATTTCTGATAACTACGGTGATTTACAGGGTGCATTCTTCTTAAGAGATCCAAATACAAATCCCGCACCACCAGTTAGAATTGCCACTGGTTCTAAAGTTTATAAACTAACTTCAAGTTCAACAAATCAAACACCACTTCCAGGTAGTAAACTTATTTGTTCTGCAGAAACCATTTATAAGGCAGAGGGAACCTGGGAACAAAGGCAAAGAGTCACTACCACGACGACAACAATATATTTTGTTGATCCTTTAGCACAATCATTCTCTGTTGGTGGAAATATTGAAGATACTAATGGTAATTCTCCAAATGATGATGCAAATGGAGCGTATTTGACCGCTGTAGATTTGTTCTTTGCAAGTAAGGATTCAAACAATGCTCCATTAACGGTAGAAGTTAGAACCGTTGAACTGGGTACTCCTACCAGAACAATTGTAGGTAATCCTGTTACTTTAAAACCAAATCAAATTCAAACTTCATCTGACGCATCTGTAGCAACAACTGTGACGTTTGATTATCCAATTTATCTTGCACCAGGTCTGGAATATGCAGTTGTTCTTCTTGCCCCACAAACAGACCAATATGAGGTCTGGATTGCAGAGATGGGTGAAAAGACTGTAAATACTGCAAGTTTACCAGATGCTGAAAGTGTAAGGTATACAAAACAGTTTGCAATTGGTAGTCTATTCAAGTCTCAGAATGGTTCAATTTGGACTGAGAATCAATACCAAGATCTTAAGTTTAAACTTTATAAAGCAAACTTCACTGCAAAGAGCGGAAGCGTATTCTTCCAAAATCCAACCCTAAACGAAAGTAATGGTTATATTCCAACACTTTCAAACAATCCAGTTACTACTTTACCTAAGAAGTTTGCAATTGGTATAAGCACAGTAACAAGCAGTGCAATGATTGGTATTTTAACAACTGGAAGAAAAATTGCAGACGCAGCAAAACCATACAATTATGGATACATTGTTGGTACTGGAAGTTCTGTATCGAGTGTAGGTATTACAACTGGTGGTTCAAATTATACAAGCACTTCTAACGTAAGCACATATGCAATTACTGGAAGTGGCACTGGTCTGAGACTTAACATTACCGCAACTAATGGTGTTGTTTCTGCTGCAACAGTTGCATCAGTAGGTAATGGTTATGCTGTTGGTGATGTAGTTGGCATCACCACTTCTGATGTCTCACCTGCTGCAGGTCGTGATGCAAGAATTACTGTTACTGGAATAACTGGTTTAGATACTCTGTATATTTCAAATGCACAGGCAGAGTCATTTACAACTGTTGGGGTTTCTACCTTAGTTTATTATAACGATTCTGGAACAGCAATTTCTCTTGCAAGTACAACAATTAGAACCTCATCTCCAGTTGGTGGAATTTATGCTGGTAACTTTATGAAAGTTAACCACTTTGATCATGGAATGTATGCATCAAATAATAAACTTACTTTAGATAATGTACAATCCAATATTCCTCCAACTACACTTTCTTTACCTTTACTTTCAACAGATACGTCTATCAGTATTTCTTCAACTTCAAACTTTACAACCTTTGAAGGTGTTGCGGTTAGTGCATCTAATCCTGGTTATGTAAAAATAGAAAATGAAATTATTAAATATGAATCTGTTGGAACTGGTCAGTTGTTGACAATTACTAGAGGAATAGATTCAACTCTTGTTTTAGATCATTCCGTAAATACTCAACTTTATAAGTATGAACTTAGTGGAGTTTCATTGAGGAGAATTAACACCACACACGATATTAGTGATACTGGTAATGATATTGATAGTTATTATATCGAATTTGACAGAACTAATTTTGATTCAAATGTAATCAATAGAAATACTGATGGAAGTCTTTCATCAGCACCACAACTATCATTTGATGCTGAAGTTGCTGCTGGGGGTGATGGAGTTGAAGCAACAGAGAATATACAATATGATACGATTATCCCAGAAATTGTTGGATTAGTTCCAGGATCAGCAACTGAGGTTTCTGCACAAATTAGAAGTGTAAGTGGAACAAGTGTTGATGGAACTGAAGTTTCATTCCAAGATCAAGGTTATGAAAATGTAGAGATTGGTGTTGCTAATAAACTTTCTTCAACAAGAATTGTTTGTTCTAATGTTAATGAGAATACCTATCTAGAAGGTGTTCTGTTAGCAAACAGGTCTAAATCTCTTATTGCAAAGGTTAACTTGTCTACAACAGACAATAATCTTTCTCCAATGATATTCTGGAAGAACTCTGCTGTTCAACTTTTCAGCAGCAGACTTAACAGTCCAGTTTCAAACTATATTACTGACAATAGAGTAAATTCTCTAATCAATGACCCACACGCTGCAATATACGTCTCTAATACTGTTCGCCTATCTCAACCAGCAACTTCACTTAAAGTGATTGTAAGCGCATATAGACACTCTTCAGCAGACTTTAGAGTTCTTTATAGTTTAATTAGACCAAATTCTAGTGAAGTTGAACAGGCATTTGAATTATTCCCAGGATATAGTAACCTCACTATTGATGCAAATCAAGATGGTTATCCAGACGTAATTAATGTAGCAAATAATAGTGGTCTTCCTGATGTGTTTGTCCCAGCAAGTCTAGAAAATCAATTCTTAGATTATGAGTTTACAGCAAATAATCTTGGTGATTTTACTGGTTATACAATTAAAATTGTAATGTCTGGAACTAATCAAGCATATGCGCCAAGATTTAAAGATCTGAGGAGTATCGCAATCAGATGATGATACCAGTAAAAGGTCATCCAAATTTATATCGTGATGAACAGACAGGTGCAATTATTAACTGCGATAATTACGCTTATAATCAATATGTGAATAGTTTGAACAATAGAGACTCTCAAAAACGTGAGTTGGATCAGATGAAAAAAGATATTGATGAAATTAAATCATTACTTAGGGAGTTATTAAATGGACCCAAATAATATTAATCTCGAAACTATAGATAAAATGTTTGAATTTGAAAAGCATTCGAGAGTTATTGATGAACTAGATTTGGATGAACTCAGAAATTTTTCAAAATTATATTGTAAGTTATATCTTAAACAACAAGAAGTTCTGAGTTCCCTTGGTGCTCTTGAGATATAAATAAAAAGTAGAGCTTAAAAAATAGATGGCAGCAGTATATGTCAATAACTTAGTTGTGAATGCTGGCAGTGATTTTAGTCAATCTTTTACGTTAGAAGGAACAGATACAAATTCTGCCTTTGATTTAACGGGTTATACTGTTGCTGCTCAAATGAGAAAATGGGCTGGGAGTTCTTCAGCAACAACTTTTACATCAAGTATTGAAATACCATCAACTTCAGGAAAAATTTTAATCAAATTAACTGCCGCGCAAACAACAGATTTAAAACCTGGAAGATATGTATATGATGTAGTAATAACCGACGAGTTTGGTGTAAAAAATAGAGTTATTGAGGGAATGGTTCTCGTAACAGAGGGAGTTACCCGCTAATGTCAGATATTAAGGTCCGTGTTGGTCAAAAAAACGCAATTAAAGTTATTTCCAGCATTTCTGGATCTGCTGGCGGTAAAGCAGTAACTGCTGAAAACGTAATAGGTGGTATTGCTTCTGTAAGAGAATTATATGTAAGTGGAATCTCTACATTCGTTGGTGTAAGCACATTCAAAAATGATGTTTATGTTGATGGCGATTTAATCGTTGGTGATGATTTAAAATTTGATGAATTTACCGCTAGAAATGGTAACATTACTGGCATTACAACATTATTCAATTTAAATGTAACTGGCGTATCTACATTTGTAGGTATAAGCACATTCAAAAATGATGTTTATGTTGATGGTGACCTATATGTAAGTGATGATTTAAAATTTGATGAATTTACTGCTAGAAATGCGATAGTAACTGGAATTGCCACAATTTCTGGTGGGTTATATTATGGTCCATATTATACAAATGGAATGCCTTATTTTAACTCTTCTGGGTTGATGGTATCAACCGCAAGTCCCCAGAATGGAATTGATTATACAAACTATATAATGACGACAGATAATGCTGGAGTTCCAGCTTGGTCAAATGCAATAGACGGAGGAACTTATTAAAATGTCTAAACCAGCAAGTAGACAGCAACTAATTGACTATTGTTTAAGACGTTTAGGTGCTCCAGTACTAGAAATTAATATAGATGATGATCAGATAGATGATTTAGTAGATGATGCTCTTCAGTATTTTCACGAGCGTCATTTTGACGGCGTTGAAAGAATGTATCTTAAGTATAAGATTACTGAACAAGACTTAAATAGGGGAAAGGCAGATCCCACAAATGGTGTTGGAATTGTCACAACCACAGGAACATCAACCATTAGTGGAATCGGAACTACATCTTTTAATTTTTACGAAAATTCAAACTTTATTCAAGTTCCAGATAGTGTTATAGGGATAGAAAAGATTTTTAAATTTGATACTAGTTCAATTTCTGCTGGTATGTGGAGTATTAAGTATCAGTTGTTTCTAAATGACTTATATTACTTCAACTCAGTTGAACTTTTACAATATGCTATGGTAAAAACTTATCTTGAAGATATTGATTTTCTATTATCTACAGATAAACAAATTAGATTTAACAAGAGACAAAATAGATTATATTTAGATATTGATTGGACGGCAAAATC